CTGTACTACATATTCGCCATTGTCAAAGGTATGTAAGTCCTTCGGGGGTATCTTAAATTCTGGACGGGGTGGGTATATGTAATTAAAATTTAAATAAGGTATCATATAAAATATTTATCAAAGATTTCGTTAAAAATATTTTGTCTATTGGATGCTACACAATTTATTTCTTCAATAAATTCTTCCCATTGGTCGTCTGCTATATAAATATCCCATTTATCCGCCACTGATTGCCACATTACCATAAAGTCTTCCATATCTAAATAAGGTAAGTGGTTATCTTTAAACATTAAATACATAACTTCCCGTAACATTTGGTGTTTACTTAATTTCTTATCCATTGTATTATTCTTTTAATTTCAAAAAATAGGTTTGCAGTGCAAAGAAGTATAATTGCAATCGGTAGTCCAATGACTAATAATTTAATCATTTCGTACATAAATATTGAGGTTGCTTTTATCATCTGTCGGGTTTTGGTATTTTTTTTGTTGGATATTTTTGTTTTACTTCCTTGTAATGTTCTGCATCTTCAATATACCCATAAGGATTAAAAAATGCAGTTGAACAAGTGCTACACCAAGCATCTGCTTGATTTTCTTTATCTTTCCCTAAATTGTCGCTACAATTAGGACATCTTAAATCAGTTGCCATATAATTATTTTTTAAGTGCTACAATAGGGTTAATTAATTCATATACTTGTTCGGGGTTAGCATACTGCATAAGGCGGTCAATACTGCCTTTAGCCACTGAAAAGGTCTTTTCCCCACTGATTAGGTTTCCCTTGTCTAAATCGTCTATATCACTGCAATTAAGGATAAGTTCACTCAATACTGCGCCATACTTCTCAACAAGGTCGGCATTAAACTTATAAACCACATTTTCAGCCAATAACCCTTCAAAATTTGCCAAGATACCTGCTTTGGTTTCATCAACAATAGTGTACTTGTCCATACAAATAAACATACAAGAGTTACCGGTTTCATCTTGAATTTTAAAGTTATCCGGTGTACTGCGTTGCGCCTTGTACTCGGACATAAACAATTTCTTGCCTATCCCCTTAATATCGCCTTCAATCATTTTTAATTCCCCCGTAGCACTATCAATTAGTTGCTTGAGTTCGGCAAACCTTTGTATTTTGTTGCCTAATTCGGGCGCATTGATAACCTTCTTGTCGGTTTTCTTTGCGGTTTCTTTAACCTTTGTTGCAGATGCAAAAAGATTTGTTGTGGTTGTTTTCATAGTTTGTTTTGTGTTTATGTAAAGTAAAGATAATAAAAATATTAATTTAATTTAATTAATTCTTCAAATTGTTCAAGTTCATCATAATGACATTCATCAATATAATCAAAGGCACATTCCTTCATTTCTTCCCTTTCTTTGTCGCTACTTGTGTACCATTCAATAAAGTTTTCAATAATGATTAGTTTTAAATCTTCCGATTTGGTTAGTTTTCTTTTCATAGTTTTTTATTTAATTAATGTATAATATCCATATACGCATCTTGTTCCTTCTCTTGAGCAGTCATAAGTATCATTAATTATGCCGTCAATTACGCAAGTGAAATGCTTACTAACATTTACAATTAGTTTGCCTTTAGGTAATTCATCAGCCAATAGATGTACTTTACAACCCTGTCCAATAAGCATTGTCGGTGTCCATTTAAAACCAAGTAAATCCATATAGTCAGCAAACCATTTGCGTTTGGTATTGATGCCCCTTGATGCAGTTCTTTTACCCGCTTTACTGCCTTCTCTTTTACCTTTCCTTTGAGTGGCATTGCCATTAGCAAGTGCATCATAAACTTCTTGGTAGGGTTTGCCCGTTGCTATACAAATTGCTCTGCATACACAATCACCCGTTTGACCTTTGTAACCCGCTTGTAATCTACCCCCATCATTGTAATTAAATTTTTCCATGATTTATATTTTGTGGTTTTTAATACTACAAAGTTACAAGGTCATATGTTAAAAAAGAGTTAAGGAAAACCTAAAGTTTTGTTAAAATTTCTTCACTATTCTCATAAATTAAATCAGTATCTTTTTCACAATAAAGTTCTATTGTTGAATTACCTTCATTGTCCCCAACTTCCATTTCAGTTAGGGTATCGTGCAATAGTTCACTATCATAAAAATCAATTTCTTCTCTATCTTTTGTTACCATAAATATTGCCATATCTTTTGCTTCTTCCAATGTTTCGGCTTCAACACTAAATTTCATCCTATTCCATATCATTACCCTTTCATCAATGTAAAAATCAAATTCTTGTTTCATAGTTTTTTAGTTTAATTGTTTATAAATTTTTGTTGTAAAATTTCATTAATGGCTTCTTGTGTATAAAATTCGGTCATATCATCAGTGTCGGTGCAATCCTTAATATATTTTAATTCCACTAAATAATTAGTTATTTGAATTGCCACATCATAAATTGTTTCAGTTTCATAGCTTTTGTTAAATTTCATAGTTTTTAGTTTAAATAAGTTAAAATATTAGTTTCAGTTGCATCTTCATACACTACTTTATTACATTCTAATTCAATCAGCAGTGCATTGTAGGGTATCCCTAATTGGTCGCATACTGCATACCAATCATTAATGTTTCTAAAATCTTCGGGGTATAAGTTTAAAAGTTTCATTATATATTTATTAATTGGTTATCAAATAGTATATAACAAGATTCCCCTTCCCATTCAGTCCAATAATTATCACTATTGCCATTATCGTCTGCCTCGTACATATCTTGCCATTCTTTAGGGGTATAAACTTCGTGCAAACATTTAGGGGTGCAATAATATTCTACGCCACCTTCAATAACATAACCTTCATTCATTCCGCATCCACATTTATCGCATATCCGAGCATAATTTACCCCATTGGCAATAATATATGCTCTAAAAGTTTCAATAATGGCATCATATTCTTCTTCGGTTGGATTTTCTTCGGTCATTATGTTATTGGGTTCATCAACCCAACATTCATATTCATCATTTTCTGCCCATAAATCATCTAAATTTCTATCTATTTCTGCGTAATATCTCCCGTTTGTCCTTTTGACTATTTCAATCGTAACATAGGCATCATAGGTTCGTTCAAGTGTAAATTGTTTTGTCATAAAATTAATTTAATTGGTTTTCAGTTCTGCATAGCGCATAAAATTCTTCATCTTGAACTACTGCATAAAAATCTTCCCCGTTTAAGGTAGTGCCATCCTTCCAAGTTAAACCAACACAATAGCCGGTTTTACATACAATAAGATACTGCCCAATCTTATCTTTAATTACTTCATACATAGGATTGCCACAATAGACTTTATAACCCTTATCAATGGCTAATCTAATTTCAATCGCATTTTCAAGTTTTAATTCTTTCATTTTATTTAATTTAATTGGTTAAAAATTGTTGTGGTATATTGGTATTTAATAGTCTATATCCTTTGTCCTTGTACTTTTCAAGTTTATTTTTTAATGTCAGTTTAAAATGGTCGGGGTAATTTTCCCACATTTCCCTTAATGGTAGTTTAAAACTGATTATTTGGTATTTGTTATCATTACCTATCAAAATAGCTTTTTGCATTTCTTTATTCATTTTTTTGGCAATAGCATCATTTTCTTTCTTTGTTGCCAATTCACAAGCTAAAGTGTCAAGATAATTATATAAGGTTGTGCCATTTGTTTCACAAAATCCTTCTGCATCTGCAATTAGTTCCCTACTTCTTGCAGTTCCTTCGTGCCAATAACTTGAGCAACCACCTTTGCCACTATTTTGTGCTTGTCCACATTTAACGCCATTTACCCATATATTCCCGACAAAGGCTAAAGTTTCTTCACTCAATCGTGCATAAAAGTTAAAGTTTTTTAGTTCAATTTTCATAGTTTTTAGTTTAATTATTTATTTTTTGTAAATTATAAGGTATGCAATCAAGATAAAAATCAAATTCATAGCCATAAATAGCCATTTCTTTGCCCATTTTAATAAGGTCGGTATATTGTATTCCGTTTTCAGTTTCAAGGTCATTGTAGCGCCTTAAAATGGTTTTTACCTTTTCGGGTAATAATTCGGGGGTTTCAAATAAATCATTCATAAATTTTAGTTTTAGTTAATTCCATCATTATCTTGAATAGAATAGTGAGCATTTTTTGATATAATTATGTGGTCAAATAGCCGACTATCTAATAATTTCAAAGCATTTGCCAATTTCTCGGTAATATTCTTATCCCCTTGACTTGGTGTAAGGTTTCCGCTCGGGTGGTTATGGCAAAGTATTACACCTTGCGCCAATGAATCAACAACATATTTGCAGATAATTTTAATATCAACTATTGTTCCACATATTCCGCCTTGAGAAATTTTGGCATATCCTATTGTGGTATTACTTTGGTCTAACAATAGCAAAAAACTGCTTTCAAATAGTTCTATATCGGTGCCGTAAAATTGCCTAACATAGTCCGCAACATCTTGCGAACTTTTTACTTGTTTTCTTTCGTACTTGCTTCTGCCTAATTTTAGGCTTATTTTTTTAATCGTTTCCATATTTTTATATTTTTTATTAATTAGATAGGTAGTTTTCCCAATTATATAAGTCTATTTCAATTTTAAGCCTATTTTTCAGGGTTTTAATCTTATTTTGGACTGCATATACATTTTTTACTTTGCCTTCCGTAATGCGTTTATTTAGTGCCTTTATTTGGGCGGTTATTTTGTTAATCTTTTGCATAAATTTATATTTTTAACTTTTTGTAAATTAGATTATAAAATTTTTACCAACAAAGTTGCTCAATTAATTCGGGTGTGATTTCTCTCAAACTTTCCTTAATTTTTTGCATATCAAAATCTTCCTCGTTTAATTCTTCCTCAATACCTTCTACAATATCCCAAAATTCATTCCTATCCGGTAGGTCGGACATACTTAAACCCGTTGCGTATTGTATGCGCATATTTACTAACTTTTCAGCGGTTACCCTTGCGCCGTTAATGGCTAAAAATTCTTGAAGTTTCATAGTTTATTATTTTTTGATTATTTAATACACCAAAATTATATTGGCATTTGTTAAAAAAGTGTTAACGCCTTGTTAATGTCTTGTTAAAATTGCTCATTTTTACTTTGCTTATAATCGTTCAAACATTCCCGAATAAAGTATAAAATAAACGATAATAGGAAAACCCAACAAAAAATGTATTCGTTTTTCATAGTTAATTCATTATAAAATCATAAAATTCCTCTAAAGTATTTAATGGTTTTGCGCTTGTCATTGTATCAATGTCTTTCAATGGTTCAATGTCGCAACCTTCCTCAATTTCATCGTATGTTAAATTAACATTACATGAATTTTCAACACAATACCATTTTGAGCCGTTGCTTTTTTCATACACAAAAATTACTGCTTCGTTTTTACTTGCGCCATAAAATCCATCAATTTCAAATAAGTTTTTCATAAAATATAAATTTAAAGTTTAATTAATTTCTTCCCCCGCTCGGTTTATATCAAAAATTTCGTTCCCGTTTAAGTCGGTTATTGGTATTAAACAAGTGCCGTTGTCATAAGTAAAATAAAACGCTTTTCCCCTTTCTGCTTCGTTGTACCCAATGCCAAAATATGTGCCTTTTGGTAATTCATTAAAAATTAAAATACCTTTTGTTTGTGTTTGTACTTTATACATAATTTTTTATTTTAAGGTTTAAAAATGGCGGTTTATACTTCCGCCAAAGTGGGGGTTTTATACTATTCTTTCGTATTGTCTAATTACAAAAGGATTAAAGCCTTCGGGCTTCGTTTTCTCTATTGCTTCGCAATCTAATCGTAGCAGATTGAAAACATTTTCGCCGGTTTGGATTGCTTCCTTGCATATTGTCAAAAAATCAGTGTATAAGGGCTTTAAATCCTCTCTATTTGCTCCTCCGTATATCATTGTCGCCTGAAAATCACATAGCGCCATTTTATAAATAAAGGAGTATAAATATTTTATTTCAATAGCTGTAAATAAATCAAAGTTTTCAAATAATACTTTCGTTCCTTCGTTTATTTCTTTGTCCCCGTTAAAATGCCAAGTATAACTTTGCAAATGCCCTACTTCATCAAGATAACGCAACATAAGGGGGTAATATGTGGATTTTTTAGGATTGTTTACCCTTCCCGTTTTTGGGTTAATTGTTTGGCGGGAGTGTCGGTATCCTTTTTTTGTGTCAAAATCAATAGTACTAAATAAAGTAGTTTTAAGATTGAACGAGTACGGATAATTTGAAATTTCAATTTTTTCGGCGGTTTTAATAAAGTTTTTCATTGTGTTTTTTGTTTTATTTTTATGTAAATTAATATTTTAAAAAAGGGGGATTTTCACCCCCTTTGATTTATGCTATGATTGAGGCTTCTAGTTCTTCATTTTCTTCTACCCAATGCTTAACCAATCCTTGAGCATCTCCCCATAAATAAATAATATCATAATCAATATCATCTTCCACCTTAACTAGATTTTTTTTAACTAAAGAACTTACAACCCCTCTCAATACTTTTGTACTTAAATCTAAATTGTCGGATAATTCCTCAAAGCCACAATCCGAAAAACCCCACTCCGCATACATTGAGTCGGATAATTCATTTAAAACTTTTGTTTCCAATTCAGTTAAATTTTTAATCGTTTTCATAATAATTTTTTTATATGTTTAATGGGGTTATCCCCGATTGACAATACAAATATAAAGTACCTTTGTGTAAATTAGAACACCACTACCAACATTTAACAAGACTTTAACATATCCCTCTTTTATTTAATATGTAGCTACAATTACACCCCTTTACAATCCCCCCGCATTAGCGCCCATTACCCAAGAATCCCCCCAATGAAATACAAACCGACATAATAAAGGGCAAGAAAACATAAAACCCCAAACCCCATAAAACGTTTGCTAGTATGGACACTAGCCCCTAAAAACAAATCCGAAAACCAAAACCGACCCCCCCGCCCCTTTAAATTGCCCGATTCCCCGCGAAAAACTCCCCACCCATATTTCAGGTGTTACCCCCCATCCCTCCAAGTGTTCTAGAGAATTCTTTTTGTTAAAGTGAATGTTTATAGGCATTTGGCGGATTTGCAATGGAAATATCCACCATAAAGTCCGTTTTATGACACATATGATGGCAATATGCGTCATTAATTGCACTTTATGATGTGCATTTATCGCTCACGACTGAGCCGTTTATCAATCATTTACGGCTCATTGAGTAAAATTACTCAGTCGATTGAGTAAAGTAAAATAGTAAAGTTTTAGTTTTACTTTAGTACCCATAAAGTAAAATAATAGCTTGACTTTATAATTTAGGTACAACAACTTTTTATAATTTCAACCCTTGCATTTTATGCAACAGTTTGGTGAGTATGTTCTCCAATATCATATCAATTTGGGGAGTATCAAAACTTGCAGAGTTTACATTTTTTGCTATTAGGGTAGTATTACTGCCGAATTATATTCATTTGCACCTATTTCGTAACAAATCTGCCCTTTATATGTTACAAGATATAAACGAATTACCCCTAACTATATTACATAATTAGATAAATTTGTAACAATAATTCGGAAAAATTCATGCAAATAAGAAACAAAGTTCCCGTTTTGGTAACAAAAGTTGCCCTATTAGGCAACAAAATTAATTTAAAAATAGTTTTTTAATTTAAAATAATTAACTTAACTTTGTTAAAAATTATCAAAAATGGCAAGACACATTAACCCAGATTCGGTTTCAAGTAAAGTTTCTTCATTAGAAGTGAATGAAATTATTGAATTTGACAACCCCTATACTTCCATTGCTGTAATGATTTCAAATCTAAAAAGAAAAGAAGACCATAAAGACAAAATCTTTAAGATAAAAGTCATTGAAAACACAACACAAGTAATAAGAGTAAGATAGGCTTCAACTAAAAATCAAATCCCCCAATTGGTACGCAATTTCTACACTTAAGCTCTTTCATAAAAAAGAAAGGCAATTAATGACGGAATTGCTGCCAATTTTTTAAAACACACAACTGCTATGCACATCCAAGTAATCAATTATCAAAGAACATTCAATTTAGGAAACTACGCTTCAGAAAAGATTGGCGTAGAAGTGGCTATTAACGCCGGAGAAGATGCTAAAGAAGCTTTGGAAACCGCTAAATCATTAGTAGAAGAATACCACAAAGAAAATGTGGCAAAACTAAAAGATTTAGGTTATTTCTATGAAGACCAAATCGAAATAGAAACTATTCCAACACAATCAAAGAAAACATTAACTGAAAAAACTAAAGAATTTATTGATGCTTGTAAAACAAGGGCAGAATTAAAATCTTGGGAATTAATGTCCAAAAGCAATCCCGAATTACTAGAACACTATAATAAAAAATTTAAAAGCATAAAATAATGGAATTTTATAACACACTCATTCATTGCAGTAGCATTGGTAAATTATTAACCGAACCTGTATCTAAAGCAGATAAAGAATCTGGCGAACTTTCTAAAACAGCAAAGACGCATTTGATAGAAGTGTATGCTAATAAAAAATACGGATTTAAAAAAGAGATTGATAACAAATACACAGACAAGGGTAACACCGTAGAGCCGGAAGCAATAGATATGCTATCACTTACTATTAAAAGACCATTAAGTAAAAACGCTGAAGTATTTAGTAATGATTTTTTTATAGGCACTCCGGATGTTATTGATGAAGTTGTATATGATACAAAATCAAGTTGGGATTGGATTACATTCCTTTCAAATATACCTGATAAATTAGATGCAACATATGAAGCGCAGGTAAACGGATATATGGATTTGTTAGGATTAGAAAAAGCTTGCGTTGCTTATTGCTTGATTGACACACCAGAGCATATTAGAAATTCAGCAAAGTTTTCTTTATTAAGAAAGATGGATGTTGTTAGTGAAGAGTCGCCTGAATTTATAAAAGAATGGAATGAAAAAGAAAAGAACATGATATTTTCCAATGCTCCATTAGAAGAAAGAATACTTTTATTTCCAGTTTACAGAAATGAAGAATTAATTGAAAAGGCAAAAGCAAAAGTTCTCAAAGCGAGAACATTTTTACAAGAATTAGAATATAAGCATTTAAACTTTAATAAATGAACGGAGCAAACATAGTAAGTGCAATACAACATCTAAAGATGGCTAAAGAACATTACGATGATTTTATTAGGCAATACCCCGAATCAAGTGGTGCTAGGTTATTTTTAAGCCATGTAAACAAAATAAATTGGATATTTAAAGATACCATAACACATCCGCATATAACACAGGCGGTCAGAGATGGCATAAAGAAAGAGATTTTAAGCGATGTCTTTGCAGTACCCGCCATTAACGAGAAGGTCGCTCTATTGACCCCAGAACAGCGAGAAATCATAGAGGAAACAATAGATGCTATGCTTTCGGGTGAAAAAGTTGAAATAATAGACACGGGAGGAAAGCCACTTATTGATATAATTGATACAAAAAATGAACGAAATATATTAGGAAATCCTTAATTTAGTGGTATGAAAGGGAAATTAAACAAACTAGGAGTTGCGAATAGCCTTTGGAATAATATCAGAGCTAAATCAGGTTCAGGTAAAAAGCCAACAAAAGAAATGCTTGAGCAAGAAAAAAAGATTAAAGCAAAAGAAAAAAAGTAATGCGTAAGACACCAGCTTGGACAAGGGCAGAAGGCAAAAATCCGAAAGGAGGACTGAACGAAAAAGGCAGAGCATCATATAATGCCGAAACCGGAGGTAACCTAAAAGCCCCCGTAAAGTCAGGTGTCAATCCACGCAGGGTTTCTTTTGCTGCAAGATTTGCCGGAATGAAAGGCGCAATGAAAAAACCAAATGGTGAACCTACAAGGAAAGCATTAGCATTAAAAGCGTGGGGATTTAGTTCAATCGCACAAGCAAGAATGTTTGCAAATAGACATAAAAAATCTTAATGGCAGAGTTAGACGCAATATCAGAAACAATTCATAGCGAAAACGAAGGCAATCCAATAATGGATTTTCTTAAAAAAGTATTTAGCGTTACACCTACAGCACCGGTTGCAAAGAAAGGACTTGTAATGCCAAGAGATTATGAGTTAAAAGATAATAGAAAAATAAGCGCCACAACAGGCAAAGCAATAAACCCAAATAGAGATTTAGTAAGCGGAAAGTATCCTTCAAAAGATATATACGGAATAGTAAAAGCAGCTAAAAGATACAATTTAGACCCATACGATTTATTATCAGTATCACTTCAGGAAACAGGATTAAATAAAACAGGACGAGGTTTAGGGCAAGTATTAATGTCAAATAACGAAATAAGGAATTCTGTTCCTACAAAAATGGAAACAGAGGAAGAAGCGGACGGAGACGAATACGATATGTTTGCGAGAGCTTATATGTCCAAGATGAAATATGCTGATAAACTAGGAATAAAAGACCCAGCATTAAGAATGCAAGCGTACAACGGATTGGGAAAAATTACACCTAATACAGAAAAAGGATATCACGGTTTTGCAATGCAAAGCATATACGGAGTTCCATTACCAAAAGAAGGTATTGACATGAGGAAGAATCCATTATACGGTAAAAGGGTTTTGGATTTGAGAGATAATGTTTTAAGAAAGGACGAACAATTAGCCAATTACATAAAGAATATCAGATAAAAGTGTTCAATTTCTTATGCGAAGCCTCCCCTAAAAAGGAGGTTTTTTGTTTCCTAATAGAAAACTTTGTAAAGCGTAACGTTACACTAATTATTTGGAAAATGTTATAACATGATGTATCTTGCATCAAAATGATTCACTATGAAGCGTACAACAATTTATTTAACCCCAGAAGTTCACGAGAAACTTGTAAAATTGGCTGAAAGAAAAAAATGGTCGGTAACAAAGACAGTAGAATTTATTCTGTTAAAAGCTGTAAAAGATAGAACTAATGCAAAAGAAAGTAATACTTAACATAACCCCTCAAACCCACGTTAGGGCAACTCAAGGTGATTCCATATTCTTTAGAATCCCAAGAGAAAAACTACGCCCCTCCGGTTTAAGCAGACTACTCCGATTAGAAAAATACAACAAGTACAAAGTTGACCTTTTAGCTGAAGCCAAAGCCAAACAATTTATCCTTCCCCCAATAGGAGCTTCCATAACTTTTTTTATTCCAGTACCACCTTCTTGGTCAAAGAAAAAAAAGAAATTACATCACGGCAGATTCCACCAATCCAAACCTGACATAGACAACCTAACCAAAGCCGCATTAGATTCTTTAATGGTAGAAGACAAACAAATTGCGCACTTGGAAATACAGAAAAGATGGGTTGATTTTGAATCAGGATGGATTGAGATTTCCCACAAAGACTACGAAGAAGTTCTTGCTCTCCCCTCCCCCAAAGAATAGACTCTTGCCAAAGACTCCGCGTCTATGAGTATTATATACACACATACTCTATTT